CGTAACTCTGCACGATGAGGGCGACACGGACACTAACGGCGAAATCCTAGCCGAATACGAAATAGAAATTTACGACGCTTACGACAACTATAAAATAACTAAAAAAAACTACAATGAAATACTTACCATTCAGGAAACGAGAAATTGTGACGCATATCTTGTCAAACTTTACGACGAAGCCTACTTTGAAGAAGACTATGTCGCTGAGTACAACGAACCCGAAGACGAAGAACTTGGGTGGTTCGTTTAACCGCTACCAACTGAACCGCTTCTGGGGCAACTTTAACGAAGACCTTTATAACAGAATTTGTGAAATCAAAATGCAAGAAATATGAAATACTATTGGAAAACTAGAAACGGCGAAATAATAGACGTAGACCAAATGAGTGAAACACATTTAAGAAACGCGCTTAAGATGGTCTTACGCAATAGCCAACGAAAAGTAGCAGCAAGAAAACCAATTGGCAATATCGAAGCCAATTTCTTTGAGGCTCAAAATAACGAATATACAGAAGACGAATTTATTAATCAATTTTACGGAGCATGAAATACCTACTAACTTACTACGTCGGATCTAAAGCCGTCGAAAGCTGGACACTTAACTCGCAAAGCCTAGCATACTGGAAAAAAAACGACTTACTGGCAACGGGAAACTACCAACTAGGTAAATTTAAAATAACTGAAGTATGAAAAACAAGATAGCAATTATACACGACCTAGTCGAAGCCTACGACCTGAAGAACAAGACCAGAACACGCGGCTTACTTTACAAGCGTTACTACCTTTACCACGAACTACGTACCAGCGGCTTTAGCCTTACACAAATAGGCGACATATTCGGTAAGCACCACGCGTCTATAATTCACGGCCTTAAAACGCACGTAAATTTAATGAGTTACGAAGACCCCGACTACCGATACGAAATTATGCAGCTACGCGAGCAATTACAAGGCAGCGTTGTTATATACCCAGAACAAAAGATAGGGCGGCAAATGGACTTAAAAACGGATATACTCGAAGCTAGGACTATGCGACAGTTCCGCATGATTAGACGCCGTTTAAAATTAGGTGTTTATGAAAAAGTTTTGGAGCAAAGCAACTTTATTGAAGAATAAGCGTTATCTTTGTAGACGAGTTGGCTGGACACCATAAACTCAAAGGAATTATTTACCCTCAAACCGAATTGCACGTCCAGCCGCAACGAAGTTTGGGGGTTTTTTGTTACCTAAAAATTTTAACATGACTGAAATTTATTTACAATGTCAACTGAATGAAAAAGACGAAATGATAGTTTCTAAAGGCGATCACATTTGCTTTGAAGTTATCGAAGGTGGTATTTCAAAAACTGTTTGTATTGACACAAAACAAGCCTACACATTAATTAAAACCTTACAACATTTTTGCAATGAGCAAGGAACTACCATTCTTTAAATTTAACGCTACCGAATGGATAACGGGAAATATTAGCTACGAAAGTTTCGAGTTACAAGGCGCTTTTATTAGCGTTTGTGCCGAGTACTGGAATAGAAATAATACCCTAACCATTGAAGAAGCAAAGCTGCGCTTAAGAAATTCGGAATTGATTGAAAAATTGATTGAAAAAAATTATTTGAAGACGAAAAAAACTTTTTTAGTAATTTCTTTTTTGGATTTAGAGCGTAAAGAAATAAGCGCTAAACGCTTGAAACTCAGTGAATCAGGACGTAAGGGTGGCTTAAGCAAGGCTAAAGCGACGCTTAAGCAAGGCTCTAGCATTATAGAAGTAGATAAAGATAAAGAAATAGATAGTATAAAAGAGCGCAAACAAAAGTTTGCTTCTAGTCTTGTTCCTTTTGTAGAATTGTACGGAAAAGAACTTGTTAGGCAGTTTTACGAATACTGGACAGAACACGGACCTAAAGACAAAAAGATGCGGTTTGAAAAGCAAACTAGCTTTAATTTAGAGCTTCGTATAAAACGATGGAATCAAAAACAAGTAGACGCCAAGAAACCTATATACAAACAACCAGCACCAATTTGGGAATAAATGTACACTAGACTACAAAACTTAAATTCTCAAATGTTTGAGATACGCCTACAAAAAGACGTAAAAGGAAAGGCAATAGGTTGGGATTGGGATATGTTACCCTTTACAATTAAAGAGGGATGCACTACGTACATAGGCGCAGCACCCGCAAGTGGTAAAACTGAACTTTGGTTTGAGTTTCTTATAAACCTTTCGTGTTTACATGGGTGGCGCCACGTGGTATTTTCGCCTGAAACTGGCAGCGCTGCCGAAATATACGCCGAACTTTGCTACAAATACATAGGCAAACCATACGTGCAAGGCCAGAACGCAATGACAAACGGCGAACAAGTAAGCGCGGAAATGTTCGTTAATGAGCATTTTATTGTAATTGATCCGATAGACGAAGACCTAACGATTTCTAAGTTCTACGACCTAGTAGACGAAATCGAACGCAAAGAGGGCATAAAAATTCACACCACTACCATAGACCCTTGGAACGAACTAAGCGAGGAATACCAACAAAGCGACCTAGGACGCGAAGACAAATATCTAAGTAGAATACTAGGACAAGTTCGCAAGAACGCCCGTAAGACTGGGCGCCACAACTGTGTTATAAACCACGTTCGCGACCAGCCAATGGTAACAAGTAAAACCATAGCGGGTACTGACGTAAGTTACTTTCCTATTCCTAGCGCGCGCGACTTTGCGGGCGGTCAGGTATGGTTTAGAAAAGGTCTAAGCGTATTAATTCCATGGCGACCACCTTACGGACTAGCTAACGACGATGGCAGCGGAGCGGAAAAAAACGAAGTACATTTGAAAGTAGCAAAAAGCAAACCAAAGGGCGTAAGTAAAAACGGAGTTTACAAAATGTTTCTAGACATAGACCGCTACCAGTATTACATGCTAGATTACAAAGGCAAACGAGTTTACGCAAATAGGGGAACTTATTACAAACCAGAACACCAAACAAAAACACCTTTTTAAAATGGAACTAGGACTAGAAATAATAAAAACACGGACCAATCTTTACTGTATTCAGCAAAGAATAAAGACCGCACGGGAGCAAATACTAAAAACACGCCCAGATGCAACCGACTACATTAAAGGCGCTGAGCAAAGCGAACAAGAAATACTAGAGGCGGTTTCGTTTTTCACTAGACTACACGAACACGCTGTATCAATAAGTCGAGAAAATACAATTCTCGCTAGTAGAAACATTGAACTAGCCAGACGGGTTAAGGAATTAGAAATAGAACTACAAACGCAAAGCTTTTAACATGGAACTAGGTAAATTTGATTGCAGCACGGGCCTTATTAATGTCCTATACAAAGACGAAATAAAGAACATTTCGGTAAGAACTAGCACTATTAAAGACATGCTATTAGTTGACAAGCTACAAAAAGAAAATAGCAACGCAGTTGGCTTTATTCAAAAGTCAGTATGGGAGGAATATGTATGGGGCGGTAAGCGCAACTTTGTTGTATTAATTTGCGAAGCTAACAACGACGCTGTGGGCTACGTTTTAATAACTCCAGCTATGGGAACTTATAAGTACGCTAAAATTCAGCAAATAGCGGTAAGAAACGACGCTAGGCGATTGCATTACGGCACAGCTTTAATAGACGTATGTCGGGAATTTTGCGAAACGTTTGGTCGTATTGGTTTTACATTGCGTTGTCGTACTGACTTAGATAGTAACAAGTTCTGGCAGCAATTAGGCTTTGAAAAATACGGCGTTTGGGAAAAGGGTAAGATAAACCATGTAGGCTTTAAGGCTTCAAACGACATAAACCTATGGAAAATTGACCTCAACAGATTCATTTTAAAACTTTTCTAGATGCCACGTTGTAAAAATTGCAAAGACAAGTTTGAGCCAATCCGCTTCAACCATAAATTTTGCCTAAAAGACGAATGCGTTAGGGCGTTTGTAGAAGAAACCAAAGCGGCCGCGTGGAAAAACACGAAAAAGAAATGGACAACCGAACTAAAGACAACTAGCGACTGGCTGAAAGACGCGCAAAAAGTATTCAACACCTACATACGAACCCGCGACGAGGGTAAGCCTTGCATAAGCTGCAACCAACCACCTAAGAAAAAGAACGCGGGTCACTATTTTAGTCAGGGCGGACATTCAAATGTAAGGTTTGACGAAGACAACGTGCATTTACAATGCGAACATTGCAACACTTTTCTAAGTGGCAACCTACTAAACTACCAGATAGGCATAGAACAACGAATAGGCGCAGCCAAGTTAGTAGAATTACAAGGCCGCGCACACCTAGAGAAGCGCTGGGGAGTAGACGAATTGAAAGAAATAATAAAAATTTATAAAAAAAAGTTATCGGAATCAAAATAAAGTATATATTTGCATATAGTTAACACTTAAAAACAATTAGTTATGAAACATTTATTTAAAGCGCTTGCGGCTTTTCAGCAAGAA